TCCATGTTTCCTCCTATTTTATACTACCCCAATTGCTTCCTGTTTTATAGTTAACTTTGTTTGGAATTTCAAGTTTAATTGCTTGTTCCATTATGTCCTTTATTTTTTCTTTTTGCTCATCATCAGTTATAGAAATGCATAATTCATCGTGAATTTGTATATGTGGCACTATACCTTTTTCATATAAAATAACCATTGCCTTTTTTGTCATGTCAGCTGCTGATCCCTGTATTAATCTATTAAGTGCTTTGTATGTAAAAGCAGGAGTAAAATATTGAGTAAACCAAGTCTCTCTTTCTTGACTATCAAGTTCTTCAATTTTACCTTTTCCTCCTTCAGCTTTTGATTTTGATTTAGCATTGAATTGTAATTTAAACTTTTCCCATGCTACTTCTTTTGACATTAGTTTAGGTGTAATCCAATCACCTTGATAAGTAATCTCACCGGTCTTTTTGTTTTTTATTTCTTTGGCTTCAGGATCCCACTCCTCAAACTTACGCTCTTTATTATTCCATCTTTTATTTACACTTTCATATTTATCAAACCTACAAAATCTATCTTCAAGAGTGAAAACTAATTTTTTGTCTCCAGCAAACTGCGTTAGATTATCTGATAATTCTTTAACAAAAGGAACTTTCTGATGATAAGTATCAAATAATTTTTTTGCTTGAACCCTATCTAGATTAAGTTCTTGTTGTAATTTACCTTTACCCATACCGTAGAACAGACCAAGATTAATAGTTTTAGCTTGTTTCCTTGGTATGTTCGCCATGGTTGCTACAATTTTATGAAAGTCTGCTTCATCACTATTGAATTTATCTCTTAATTCCTCTGTTTTTGATAGGTTATGTTTAACTGCATAATGAACTACAATTCGTGGTTCTTGTTGAGAGTAGTCAAAGCTACCCCATTTATAACCCTCTTCAGGTAAAAATACTTCTCTCATTTTTTTGCCAATATAACCTTTTGCGGGAATCTGTTGTAGATTTGGGTTAGACATACTAAACCTACCAGTTACAGTACCTCCTTGATCAGATCTAATCTGATTTATATCTGCATGTATTCTTCCATTGTGTATGTATCCTTTTAATCCTTCAATAAAAGTATTTACAATTTTATCTGCCTCTCGAGCCTTTGACACCATTCTTAAAAATCTATTTGAATGTGTTTTTAAATAATCTTTTGGAAGTTTTGGCATTCCAGATTTAGGTGTCTTCTCATAATTTTTTATTTTTTGATTATGTAATAACTCTTTTATAGAGTTTGCAGCCCATAGTTGTACACTTACTTTGGTATGTTTTTTTATAATATTTAATAAATTATCTCTTCTATACTTTAACTTCTTTCCAAAATGTTCTAATTTTTGAACATCTATTCTTACTCCCTTGAATTTCATGTCAACTAAACACGGAAATAATTTTATTTCTAACTCAAATATATTTCTACACGTTTTTTTAGCGTTATTTTCGGGTTTAATGTACAATACTCTGTCTAATTCTTTATTAAATATTTTCCATAATCTAAAAGTTAAGTTAACATCTTGTTTTGCATATTCTTTTACAATGAATGCCGGCATTTTATGCATGTTAGACATTGGATCTTTTTGCATACCATTTGACCATTTAAAAGTTTTCTCCTGTAAATCATATTTATATTTTCCATCACCAAGAATGTCTTTTGATAAAGCATCTAATGAATATTTAAATCTATTTTCGTCAATTACAGAAGCTGCTATCATAGTGTCAACCAGTCGTCCTTTTAACATCTTGCCTGTTGCTACTCTTAACCAGCAAATGTCATACATTGCATTATGAAATACTTTTGTAATTTTATCATTTTGCAAAAGTTTTTTATTTATTTGATCCCAAAACTCTTTCTTCTCATCATCTGATTTAACAACATCAGAGTGATGTAAAGGGAAGTAAACAGTATCTTTGCCTGTTGCAACAGCGACTCCAGTTATAAAACCATCTCCTCTTATTGCACCCAGCCCTTTTGTTTTTAAGTTAGGATCATATGTTTCTATATCAATAGCGACTGTGTCTATACCTTCTAAATCCAAATCTTCTGGAGTATTGCACATTATTTATAATCTCTTTCAATAATCATATCTATGAAATGTTTTGCTTTTTCTAAGTCTTGCTTTCCGCCTTTATCTTGATGTCTTAAAATATATTTAATAACACAACCTTCGGGGTATAGCAACTTGTTCTCAACAACAAACTTACTTGGCTGCACTTTATATTTTAAGTAGTGTTTTCCACCGATCTGCTTTTTATATGCACTCATTTATTTCCTCTTCTTCAAAGAACGGTGTAATCCCATATACTTCTTTTTCCATAGTTTGAATAAATTTAAAAAAGTCTAGTTCACTCATATATTAGTCTAAATAATATCTTCGGTTATCTTGTATTCCAGCTAAAGATAATTTGTCGGGAGATGAACTCCCTATGCTCCAGCAATCATTCCTACCTCTGCTATAAGCAGTGTAAGCTAATCTTAGTGGTTCATCTCCGCGTTCTGTATGATAAACTGATAAATCTACTATCACATTATCAAAAGTTAAACCTTTAACTTTGTGAATTGTGTCATGTTGAACTCTAGGCATTTGATCCGTGTCCATTCCATTAGCTAAAACTTTTTTAATAAAAGGTATTTTAGGAATCAAATCTTTGTTGATTACAACTTCTGAAAAACTTTGAAACTTTTTTGACTCTGGCAATATAAGTTGCATTTCTATTAATTCATTAATGTTGTATTCCTTATCTATTAAAGACTTGATATGATCAATAGAACTTTTACCATAAACTTTCACTGATTTACCTATTAGAGGCCAATAGTCCATTATTTGTCTTTTTGAAACTTTGTCATTTTTAAAATTTTGCCACGTTTTAAAACACCTAAAATGTTTTCTGCTGACGTGAGGATGTTCATTGGATATAAGTTTATAGTCAATACCATTTTTTTCAAGGTACTCTTTAATGTGCTTATGTGTGGGATTACCTCTATAAGTGAATAAAAAAGTTTCATCAGTGTTTAATATTTTCTCAATTAAAATATCGTTTGCTATACATGATTGACCTAAACTAGGTATCCAATATGACTCTCCTATTATTTCTTTAGAATTAGGATCGTTAGGATTTTCTTTTGCTGGAGTCCAGACTCTTTCTGCATAAACACCCCATTTTTTCCAGACAGGTAATATTATCTTTTTACATATTTGATTTATAGTCCTACCACATCTTAAACCTTCAGCAAGTTCATTGGCCTTTGACTCTTTTGTGCTTGCTAATTTATAAAAATAATTTGGGTCTGATCCAGCATATTCATGAATAGTTTGATCTGCATCACCTACAAAAATAAATCTTTTTGCAAAGGTAGCCGCTTTTTGTAAAGCTTTTATTTGAGGTTTACTACAATCCTGAGCTTCGTCTACTATTAAAATATCTATATCGGTTGGAGTTTCTCCATGTAAAAGAAAATTATCTATCATATCTTCAAAAGATAATTTTTTATGGTCGTCTCTAAATTTATCATATTTCGTTTTCAATTTCTTTAAATCACGCAAATTATAAGGTACATATCGTTGCGAATCACATACGGCCCAGTAGGCGTCAAAAGTTAGTTCTTTTCCATGTGCGTGAGAACTAAATTCATAAAGCGGATGCTTTTCCCATGACTTAGGTTTATTCCAAAACTTCATTGGTGTATTATCATCACAAAACTTTTTATGCTCTTTTTTTTCATACTTTTGCAAAGGTAAATACTCTCCTCTAAAATATGAATGTATGGTACAAATCTGATCTTCCAATTTTGTATCGGGTATATTTTTTAATTTTGGTAAATTGTTAACGGCTTTTATAATTTCTTTTGCTGCAGTATTTGTATGAGATAAAACAACTATTCTATCCCACGTAGACTCTTGTAAAAATCCAGTGTAGTTATTTTTCAACCACCTATGAGTCTTACCAGTTCCTGGGGGTCCCGGTATAAACTCTGGTACTTTTTTATTGTTCATCTTCTTCTCCTCCTGCTTCATCTCCTATAACTACGGATTCCCCTTCCCATATTATTTTTTTGTTATTAAATTTTTCTCCTTGTATTTTCCAAGAAGGACAAGATTTTTCTTTGTATTTTCCATGATACTTCTTTGCTTGTAATATATTTTGCACTTTCATGACGAGATCAACTCTTACCATGTTGACTCTATTTTTTGCTAATTCTTTTTCAAAATTATTTAAATCAAACTCAATGGTTGAATTTTTTGGATTGTAGTAGGGAAGTTTATGTATAAAAAGCTGTTCTTTATCTGTATAAACTCCTTTCGTGTCTAAATAATCTAAAAACATTCTCTTAAATTTAGAATCATCTTCTGCCTCTTTCACATAATTTTCTGATTTTTCTCTCACGTTAAATCTAGCAACCATCATTTTCTCAAAGTCTGTTGCTTTTTGTCTTGGAAGCCACGCACGTGCTTGACTCATCGCTGCTTCATAAAATAGTTTTTGGTTCATAAGGGTTGCTCCGCTAACTATTATTCTTCTTTTAAATATTTCGTCTTTTTCTGGAACATTTAAATATACATAATATCGGTCTGCTCCGTACTCCACAATTTTTTCAAGCATGTCGTTTGAAATTTGCTTTGTCATTTCTTGAAATATTCCAATCCAATTAAACAAACCTTGTATGCTTCTATGACTATATCCTGTTAACTCTGAAATTTTATTTACACCAAATTTTCTATCTGTTTTAGAAGTTGTAGTTCCTTTTTTTGATCTTTGTTTAACATTTCAATTCTTGCAATAGAAACACCGTACTGTATTACTTCTTGTGCTGTTAATACTGCAGATTCCAAATCTGGAAAATGACACACAGCGCTCATTATACTTTCAGGTATTGGAGATAGTCTTAAA